CTTAATAGATATAAATAAATTTGTCAGGGACTATACATTGGGGTATAGTATTGGATAATCATTAATATATATGCCAAACAGTAAAAAAGGTGACCGTTAAGCCACCTTTCTCATTAAAAAAATATTTTAATCATACATATGCTCCCATCTCTTTCGGCAATTATATATGCTATTTTTTCTTGCTAATCGGCGTTCTACCGATGGTTTGGTATATTCTTTGTTATCTTTTAAACTCTGAATAACACCACTATTTTTAAGTTTGCTCTTCCATCCCCTAAGGGCTCCTATGATATCACCTGCAGGATTTCTTTTTGTTTTGGCTACTCTTGTAGCATTAGGATTGCCTGGAACTATAGATTGATGTTGTCGTAACTGTTTACTCATTTATTTAATTTAGTTGTTAATATTGACTTTAATATAAAGAATTTATTTTAATAAACCTAATATCGTTATAGAGCACCATTAACTTTATAATACTTATTTAAAACCGTACCCATATCTTCATAAGCTGATTCTAATCTTTGCTGTAGACCATCCATCTCTCCGGATGTCTTTTCAAATACTTTATAAGCTTCTTTCAATTGCTTCATATGACGTGATACAGTAACATTATCAAACCAATGTTCAGATTCTTGAAGAGTTAATTGTTCTGCCGCTTCTATGATATTTGCCATATTAGATGCAGTTTCTTTTAATTTATTAGCTCTATATATGTTTTCACCGATAGAATGATAATTAGCAACTGCTTCCATAAAAGCTCGCTTTTCATCCGTATTCATTTTTGCTGGTTCTTCTTCCTGCAAAAACTTTTCATATAATGCCATTGCTGATTTAGTATCTTTCATTTTACTCTCCTGTATCACCTATATTAGGATCAATGCCTGCCATATCTGGTTCTGTAGCTCCTGATTGGAACTTTTTCTTTCTTGTCAAGAATTTAATTGTATTATCTAAGCCTTTCTCTAGTGCTCCCATATACCGGGAGAATGTGATGAATTGCTGTTCGTTGTTAGCTTCTAATGCAGTACCAACCTCTTTATGTATCTCTAATAACTCATTATATAAGTCATTAAATTTACCAATTGCATAATCATAATCGACTTGCTCGGATAATATCTTAGAATATTCTTCTCGAATAATCTTTCTTAAATCTTCTTGCTTCATCGGTTACCTTAAATTAAAATGGTGGTGTTACGCCTGTCATTCCACGCCTATCTGTATAGTCTCCAGGAGCATCAGGTGTAAGCGCATATGGTTGATTAGCTAATATAGCAGCAAATGAAGTACCACTACTTGCAAATGGATCCATATAATTACCAGTACCTATGCCGGGTGATGTATTATTAGGTCCATGATAACTAGTACCCTGATTTCCAGCTCGCATTAAAGAACTTTGTCTAGATCCAAAGAAATTAATATTACCAGCAACTCCTCCTTTTTTAACTATTGGATTTCCGAATGCGAAATTAGAACCAATAGCCCATTCAGTGGCACCTGTCTCAGAAATGCGAATTGCATCATCGGTTGGTTCTGTATAGTTAAGTGGTCCTGAATATTGACCTGCGTTTTGATTGCCCGGTAATCCATTAGTACCTGGAGTATAATCACCGTATAAACTTGTTCCTGCCATTCCTGCTAATGATGCCATATTAGAATTCCTTTATTATATCTGTTATCAATCTATTTATAGATAAATATGGATCTACGGTGCTTTTGCTCCCGGCAGATTCATTAACTGGTGATAGAAAAGCTCCATGCGTCGATGGATTAGAAACAAAATCAAATCCTATCAATTCAAAGTCAGGCTGTACTTGCAATTCCATTCCGCTACCAGCTTCTGTCATTACTTCTTTCACTGACCCCATACCTCTGGAAGATATTCCTAATCTGATTCCAGACTTAAATAATTCCTTAAGTATATTACCGGATGGTGTTGATAATACTTCTACAGTACCTACCAAATCATTTCCGGCCCAATGCATTTCTAATACATTATGTGACACATTATTTAAATTGATAATGTTTGAATCTGGGTGATCTAATTCACCTAAAGCTCTACGCTCTTTGATAAAGGTATTATACTTCTCAGCTTCTCGTTCTAATATAGGTTTTGGATAAACTCTTTCATTCTGGTTTTTAGCATCCGCTCTTTGTAACGTACCTTTAACAATTAACCGACCACCGTTATTCTCCAAACTTTCATTAATTTGTTGCGGAGATACTTGAAATGGTATATAATCTAATATTAATTGCTTTGACATTTTATTCCTTTATTTGGATAATTCTTTTAATCGATTAGATATACGAGTCATTCGTTCATTTATCTTTGCAAATCTCTTTCCGGTTGATTTCCAGAAATGAGATGAATCAACACCTGTTTCTTGTTTGAGACGTAAATTGTTATTTACTATCTTTTCCATCTCGCTTAACATTTTATTAACTTCAGCAATACCTTTGTTAACTTTTTGCTTTGGAGTGGAATTTGGATCTTTTTTATATTCTCTATATGATACCGCTTCATCCAGTTTATTTAGAATTGGATATAATTCTCTAACCATATCTGGATCTACTGGTACTTCATATCCATCTGAAGATGCGCCTAAATGATCGATCGTTGCATCTATATTTTTTGATGTAGGCTTATATCCTAAGGCTGCTAAAACATCTACTGCCAAATCATCAATTTCTATATCAGTTACTTCTACTGAGCTATTATAATCACGGATTGCTCTTAAAGCATACTGAATATCATATTTTACCGCTTCCTTAAGGCCATACATTTCAGCCATCATTTTCTTGAAAGTAGATTTACCTTCCATTGGCTTGAATATTTTATTTGTTTTTGGAATCTTTTTCCATCCATCAACTTCTACGGTATCTTCATCAGCATCGCCAAATGCATTTGGAGTATCATATCCAGGGGTTGCCGAGGATGTATTTATTTCGGTGACACTTTCTTCTACCCAGGTATGATATCCTGGTTCAAGTACAAATGTATATGTATTACCATCTCTAAATGTTACTTCAACTCTATCATCTGAAATTCGTTTTACTTTTTTAGCTGTGCCATAGCCTGGATAATCTTTTCCTGCCATCCATATAGCTACACCCATTCCGGTTATATCTTCTTCCTCATCCATTTTAGCTATAGTACCAAGACGCTTATGAAGATATTCATCAGAATCATCTACATCACCATCATTATCAATATCACGATCTTCGAGATTATCGAAATCTGTTACAGCTTCTTCATCATCGATAAAGTCTGTTTTTTCATGTATAAAGTATTTTTTCATCTCGGTCCTTAGGCTCATTGTTGCCTCTTAAATGTAAATACATCACCTGTATTTGCTACTACTTTACTCGGAGCAATTTCATATATAGTACCTACAACTAAATCATTACCATCAATGGTAGCTCCACCTGCAACATGAATTTTAGTATTTGCTACATTTGCACCGGCGCCAATTAATACAGCACCATATCCGTAATTAGAACCAGTAAAGTCAACTGTTGCTCCTGCTGCTACCTTTAAGGTAGAATGATACCTACCTGGAAATCCTAACCTATCAAATTGGTTTTGATCTGTTGCCGCTGGATTATATGGTCCTGGATTATTTGCCATTCTGTACTCCTTTTAATTGATCGATTAATTCATAATATCGAAGCATTGTAAGAATATGCTTGTCTTGAATAGTTTTAATATTATTCATTCCACTAACCATATTGGTTACTTCTTGTAATTTAATCTTAACTACCTTAGATGGTATTGTACTATTTAATGTATTTAGATTTTCAACAATTACTGGAATTTGGTTTTTAACCTTATCTAGCAATGCAGGAGAATTATTAACTGAATTAACATATTCTTTTAATAGTTCTTTTTGATCTACATTTAATCCAGAATACTTTTCATTGAACCTATCAACTACAATTTTAGATGCAAGCTTCCGTACTACCGGATCTTCTTTAGTAAATGATTCATTGATTGGTGCTGATTCTTTTTCTTTACGGATTACATATTCAATTATCATACCTTGACATCTAGTAATCTCTGCAGGGGAATCGGCGACATTATATTCAAATAATTTGTAAATACTTGCATTCAACTTATAGTTTGAAATACGTGCATTTATAAAGTTTTCAAATACCAATTTGTTTTTAATATCACGAATCAAATTATATTTTGATCTACGCAATGTTGTTTCATTTAATTGCTTGCGTGATTGAACTGCGGCTGATAAAAATCTAGTAGCTTGTGCTTCAGCCACGAATCTTTCTTCGGCTAATGTACGGTATAGTGATAATTCCTTATATAATTCCGTACCTTCTTTGAAATGTTTCTTTAAAAGTACTATTGCCGGCGAGTCACGATTCTCCATCGTATCGGCAGCAACTTGACGTACTAACAGTTCAAAAAGAATAGCATTATTCTTTACTTTAGAATGTTCTAATGAATTCATTCAAATCTTCCACTTTTCTGAGCATTTTTAATAAATATAGAACACATACTATTTCACTGTTTTTTCGTCTTCAATTAAATTACTCTCGTCTAATAATGTACCATTATCATTATCAGAAGATTTGTCTTTAAGACTTTCATTTAATATTTGCTTACTTTTTAAACTAGTTGGTAATGTACTTATAAATGATGATATATCTTTCTGTTCCGTGCTTAAAGCACTACCACCTTTGAAATCCGAGGTAGTTGAAAAGTCAGGGGCAGCTTTATCTTTAACACCAAATGGATCTCTACCAAATGCATCTTTATGCTTGCCCCAAGTTCCATATTCTTTTGGACGGCCAGGTCCTGCTTCATTGTTATCAGGCATACCTGGTAGATTGGCACTTGCTGCTGTATGCATAGTGGCTATATCATGTGGTGTACCAAAGCTCATATTTGTTTTCTTAGGATCATTTCCTTCGCTGCTTATTTGCTCTCTTCGGAAGCGTTCTTTAAGATCTTCTATTACCTGGTCTTGTTCGTTCTTCCATTCATCCTCAGACATATCAAATATATTTTCATATATCCATTGTTCTGAGAACATATTAAGTTCAATTAAATTAGCAGCCAACCCTTGACGCTCATTCATTAATTCAACTTTTTGCTTCTCATATATAATTGAAGGACTAGTTAACTGTAATTCAAAATCAATTAATTCTTCGTCTTGAAATCCTTGACTATATAAATGAACAATTGCTATTTTAGTTAGCTCTGAAATAAAGATTCTTTGAATCCTTTCAATTGTACGTGCAAATCGAATATCTTCTGCGGCTAATGTTGCCTTTCCCTCTACACCTTCATCATACCCTAAAAATGCTTTAGGTATCTTAAGAGCGGCCATCATCTTGTTACGTAGATATTCAATATCATCTATCTGGCCATCATTTGATAACCCTTGTAATGATTCAATACGTGTTCCAGACTCTCCACCTCTTACCGGAAGATAAAAATCTTCAAGCATATTCATCAAATTGAATTTAAGATTATATTCACCTGTCTGTTCATCGATATACGGAGTCTTTTTCATTTTGTTCATGATATTCTGCATATGAGAATCAACTTCGTTAGGCGGTATATTACCTACATCAATATAAAACAATCTTCTTTCTGGGGCTCTCATTATTCTATGCAAGAGCATTGCATCTTCCATTAGTATCAATTGCTTGAATACTTTTCGAGCACCTTCAATCATTGATTTACCATATGGTAAGAAATTAGCATCTGATAGTAATCTGAAGTGAGCTACTTCATATGGTTCTAATTCATTCTTTTGTGATACTGAATATGAATTAACTGTCTGTAATGTAAATCTATATGCATATGGATTATCAGGATCATATCCTTCTTCACGAACTACTTCATAAGATGACATAGGAGTCACATTAATAATTCCTATCTCCGGTTCAATATCTAAATGTAAATAAAAATCACCATATTTACATGCATTCCGTACCCATGGCCATAAATTGTATTCGATATTTAAAATATCATAAAACAAGTTATGTAGTATTTTTTGTATCTTAGCATTATTAGTCTTAATACCTAATACATCATTTTCAACATTCTTTACTGTAGATTCATCTGCATATACATCTAATGCAGAGGCTATAATAGGATCTAAGTCCATTGCCTCATATTCAGTATATAATTCTGTTCTATTAGATTGAAAGCTATATCCGGTACCATTATAAGTACTATACCGGCCTGATTTCTGCTGTACTCCGGCGAATCGATCTGCATATCGACTATTATTAGCATTACCTGCTGATTGTAATCGGTTACTGTCTACGACCTTTAATCGATCCTTACCTAACCGACGAACTACTACATTTGTAGAAAATAGTCGTTCTAGTCTTTTAAAAAATGATTTATCTGCCATTATCTCGTTGTTTTATATAAATATTAACTATTCTAATAACCAGTTAAGATTATCGTTATCTTTATCTCCAGACTGCCATTCCCAGCCTTGTGCGGTACCAGTTTTGCTAGAATATACTCCAGAATTTGATTTGCCAAAATGACCTAAGGCCTTGCGTGATAAATCCATTCCCTGCTGCTTTAATCGTAATGCGGTATCTCGTATCCATAATGCAATTCCTAAGGACATAACTAAATCATCATTATACCCTCGCTGAGCTTCTGCTCTAGAGCCATTCCATATAAATGTAAATAATTCATCTATACATCTATTAGAATGCACTACAATACCTTTTTCTCTGAAATACGTTTCTAATTTTGATAGTAGTAATGGCCTTGTTTTTGATGTAGTTGAAAATCCAGGTACCATTTGTGATTTGTTTTTGAGATCATATCCTTTGCGTAAATGCACATTTTCATCTACATATGCATCTTGCTTGTAAGAATAATATAAATTATCATATCCTTTATCAATAGCAACTTGAATTGTCGCCCATCCGATGTTAGCATTTTCTATAACTAATAATGCATTGTTCCATTCAGTCGCAACTCCAATAAGCATATTACCATATTCAGTGGTACCTATCTTTCCTTTATATTCCGCAACTTGTCGCACTTCATCTATATCGATGACATGAAACGCGCTGTAATCACTACCATCACCTCGAGCCACGTCTGCAACCACTGCATATGATTTTGAATAGTTCGGGTAATCCCATAACCAATAGTTTCCATCAAATCCTCTTTTTTCTATAGGGTCTTTTGTATATGTTTCTTTGTACCACTGTAATAATGTACCATCAATTACTGTATGGCCAGAAGAAACAAAATCGCAATCACATTCCTGTGCTGCCATTTTCTCATCTAATAGCTGATCTTGCTCCGTTCTCCAAGTTTCATCTCGCTCTGGATGAACTGACCAATGTAATTCTATAGGTAAGAATTGTCCTCCGCTCTTAGCATCAACCCATGTTTTATGAAACCAATTACCGGTACCGTTAGGAGTAGATAATGCAATACAACCACCACC